AACGTATTAAAATCAAAACCCAAATCTAAAAGGAGAAAGAAAACATGAATTTAGAACTTAGACGAAAAGAAATCGAGTCAAGACTGACTGAAATCAGAGGTCTTGTCGATAATGAAACAGATATTACCAAACTTGAAGCGTTCGAAACTGAAACGACTGAGCTTCAAGAAGAAAGAAGTGTTATTGATAAGAAAATGGCAATCGCTAGTAAAACAGAAATCAAGCCAATTGTTATTGATAACAGAACAAAAATTGATAAAGAAAAACTAGAACAACGTGCAGCAAGTTTGCGTGAAAGTCGTGTGATTCAAGTGTCAAGTGAAGAAATCTTACTACCTGATCACACTGCTTCAGGATTAGCACCAGTACCATTTGCTCAAGTATCAACTCTTGTTGATCGTGTTAATGTTATCAACCTCAACGGTGGAGAAACATACAAGAAATCATTTGTGAAATCAAACGGTATCGCTGGAACGACACTTGAAGGACAACCATACAGTGAAACTGAGCCAGCATTTGGATATTTGACAATTTCCAAAGTTAAGATTACTGCATATACAGAAATCACAGAAGAACTTGAAAAATTGCCTGCTATTCCTTACCAAGCAGAAGTGTTGCGTAACATCAATATCTCGCTAAAAAAGAAAATCAGTGAACAAATCTTACGTGGAGCAGGAACGACCAATACCTTCACTGGTATCTTTAGTGATGCAGCAGTAGCATTAGCTGATAAAGCACCACTAGAGATTGAAGCAATTACTGATTCAACCTTGGATGACATTGTCTTTGCCTATGGTGGGGATGAAGAAGTCGAAGGTGGAGCAGTTCTTATCTTGAATAAGAATGATTTACGTGCATTTGCTGGACTTAAAACTCAAGAAGGAAGAAAAGTGCATACTATTGACTATGTCAACAAGACTATCGATGGTATCCCTTATATCATCAACTCTTATTGTAAAGCCATCGCTGATAGTAATACTGCGGCTGGAGAATACGGTATCGCATATGGAGCACTTAAAAATTATGAAGTTCCAGTGTTTTCACCAGTTGAAATTGGAAAATCAACTGATTACAAATTCAAAGATGGAATCATCAGCTACAAAGCATCAGTATTCACTGGTGGTAACGTAGTGGGTTATAACGGATTCCTACGTATTAAAAAGAAAGCCGCAGCTTAATAGCTGAAGCAAATTAAAAGTTTAAGAAAGGATTGATCTAATGGCAATACTAGACATTGTAAAAAAAGCACTACTCATACCTTTATCAGAATCATTTGCTGATGACGAGTTGAACACTCACATTGGTAGTTGCAAAGCATACCTGAAAAGTTGTGGGATTGATCCTTCTTATATAAATGATGAATCAAATCCCATGGTTAGCACGCTGATTATTATTTATGTGAAGACGTTTTTCGGCTTTAAGAATGATGGGAGTGCAAAAGAACTACCGAAGACATTTGATATGTTGGTAGGACAGATTGCGCTGACACAAGGAGTTTCAGAAAATGTATCCTAATTCACCTAATATATCCATAAAATTGCTAACCATGGATTTGGTTCAAAATTCTATTGGTTCTTCAACATACCAACTTATAAACTCAAAAGAAGTTATCGGTATAAACTTTAGCATTACATCGAACGAATACTATGAAAGTAAACGTTCAGATATAAGAATCGATATAGCACTTAAAATTCAAAGTTTCTTGTACGATGGTAGCAAATACGCTGACATTACAGGGGACATTTACAAGATTGAACGAACTTATCAGATTGGACAGTTCATTGAATTATATTTGAGTAAGTCTAAAATCAGAAAGAGTGATGTTATTGATTACGCTTGATGAACTTGGAGTTGCTATATCTGAAATGGTAGAAGAGTATGCTGAAGAGATTATTGGAAAACTTGAAAAAAGGCTAGATGAAACGGCACAAGAAATCGTGAAGTACATCAGCACTCATGCACCAAGAAGTGGTGGTTCAAAACCATTCGCAGATTCATTCGTTGCTGAACCTCAAGGTAGTGGAATCAACAAGACGATTGTTATATTCTCAAATGAAAAAGGAAAACTAACTCATTTACTAGAATTCGGTTTTACACACCGTAGTGGTAAGTATGTTAGTCCCAGACCATTCATGCGTCCAGCATATGATCTGCTTACTCCTAAGATGTTAGAAGATATTAAATCAATTATTGAAAAAGGTGATGATTAATGCAAGAGAAACTAGAAGCTTTGTTCGATACACTCAATTCTGTTTTACCAGGTAAAGTGTCATATGGTACAAGAGAAGGGTTAGAAAGTGATCCCGATTATATTATCTACCAAGAACTCAGTAATCGAACAATTGTGTATGCTGATGATAGAGCAGTCGCAAAAGTAGCAACCTTTCAAGTCAGTTTAATCACAGAAAAGAAGAACTTAGGATTAGAAGAACAATTAGAAGCATCCCTATATTTTATGGGATATGAATTTGAATTATTATCTGAATTTGTCAATGAAGACAGTTCAGTCAACAGAGTATATGAAATCAAAGAGGAGGTATTTTAAATGAGTAATAAAGTCACATTTGGTTTAACAAACGTACACTATGCACTCGCAACTCAAGCCGAAGATGGAAGTTGGACATTTGCAACGCCTAAACGTTTAGAAGGTGCACAGGAGATTACTACTGAAGCTATCGGTGGAAGCACACAAGTGTATGCTGATGATAAGGTAATCGCAACTTTAGTCTCAAATTCAGGAACAACAGTTACCTTGAAATTTACTGAGATTGATGATGTGTTCAAAAAAGACATCTTTGGTGTATTAGAAGATACAAATGGAAATCTTGTAGAAGTAGTAAATGGCGAAACTAAGACATTTGCGTTAGGATATGAGATTCAAGGAGATATAAAAGCTAGACGTATATGGTATTTCTTATGTACAGCTACACCTTCAGGAGATGCTAGTAAATCAAAAGCAGATTCTATTGAAGCAAATTCAATCACATTGAACATTACAGCTAGACCGATTGAATCTGGAAACAATCTAATTTTAAGAGTAATAGCCGGTGTGGGAGATACGAACTATGCAGCATTCTTAACTTCAGCTCCAGCTTTACCAACATTTATTTAAGGAGATAATCTAACATGGAAAAAACACTTAAATTGGGTGATAAGGATTATCGCCTTCATTCATCATTATTTACAATTATTGACTATCGTAATGTATTCTCAACGGAACTATTTAGCGATATCAAGAAACTAGAAAAGTCAAACATCAAAAAAGAGGATGATTTATCAACTGTTATTGATACTATCTTCCGAATCATCTATGTATTACATCGACCTTTCAGTAAACAATCATACAACGACTTTTTAATGTCGTTGGATTTTTCTATTTTAAGCAATCAAAACGAACTTGAAAATCTAACGAATACGATAGGTGAAATGCTCGGAACGTTTCAAAAAGGATCCACACCCAAACCACCAACAAAGAAATGACGATGTAAACATAACAGCTAATATCATATTTAATCTTGCTCATTTAGGTATTTCAGTTGAAGATACGAAAACTTTTGATCTAGATACTTATTTTGAGATCGTAGAACTTGAGTTGAATGTGATTAATGGGAAACAATCTATCAAGAGAGCTACGCAAAAAGATATAGATAAATTCTTATTATAGGAGGTGAGCATTAATGGCAGAAACTGTTAAAGGATTAAATATAAAACTAACCCTTGATGGTAAGGATTTAGAGAACGAACTAAATGGAATCAAGAAAGATTTAAAAGAACAAAATAAAGATTTACGTGCGATTAATACAAACCTTCGTTATGATAGTACAAATCTAGATTTATGGAAACAAAAACAATCAAAATTAAACGATATATTAGTCCAAACAAAAAAGAAACTTGAAACACAGAACCAGGAACTTGAGCATGCTAAAAAGGCTGTTCAAGTTGGAGATATGAGCCAAGACGAATTTAATAAGTTAAAACGAAATGTCCAATACACTGAAGCTGAAATAGCTAAGATGAATGGACAGTTAGAAAAAACATCAGACAAAATCAAGCAACTAAGTAATGCTAATTTTGAGAAGATTGGTAAACTTGGTTCAACATTAACTAAAAGTGTGACGGTACCTATATTAGGTGCCGTTTCTGCTTTAACAGCATTTTCGATAAAGACTGCTTATACTGCAGATGAGATTGGAGATACTGCCCAAAAGCTAGGATTATCAGCTGAACAGTTCCAGGAATGGAACCATGTCGCAACCATTATGGGAACTTCAACAGAATCCATGTCTAAAGCGTTTATGAAAGTAAATGGAATTCTTGGAGATATTGCTACTGGAAATGGCGATAAGGTTGC